TCTTCCCAGCGCTGTATTCGGCAAGCCAGGCTCTGGCCACTGTGACTTCGCTGCCTGCTTCGGGCGCTGCTGTCACCATGCTGGGTTCGGCTGCTACTGCCTACCCACAGAACCTCGTCTACCACAAGGATGCGATCACCTTTGCGACCGCTGACTTGCTGATGCCACAAGGCGTTGACATGGCTTCCCGCCAAGTCCACAACGGTATTTCGATGCGTATTGTTCGTCAGTACGACATCAACAATGACCGTCTGCCTTGCCGTATCGACGTTCTGTACGGCTACAGCACAATCCGTCCGCAAATGGCTTGCCGCGTCTGGGGCTAAGCACTGGTGGGGGCTTCGGCCCCCATACTGACTCTATTTGAAAGGAAATTATCATGGCTCTTCCTAACGGCGCTGGTGGATACCAGCTTGGCGATGGCAACCTGGGCGAGGCAGTTCTTGGCGTCCAGTCTATCCCCACAACTCTGACCGGCGACACCACCCTGACTGGCGCTCAAGTAGCTGCTGGCCTCGTTGTGTGCAACAAAGGCAGCGACGCAACTCTGACAGTCACTCTGCCTACAGCAGCTTTGCTGGACGCAGCTATCCCTAGCGCGAAAGTAGGTTCTTCGTTTGAGCTGACCATTACCAACAACAATAACAGCGGCGCATCGTCTACTGTTCCAGTTACCGCTGGTACAGGCATCACGATCTACGGTTCTGTTACTGTTCCACGTTTTGGTGCTTACACATACCTGTTCGTTCGCACTGGCGATGCTGCTTACTCAGCATTTCTGAAGTAAATCTGCGGGGGCTTCGGCCCCCGTTATTTAAAGGATAGATCATGTCTAATACCAAGCCTATTGGTGTTGCGTATACGGATCAAGACATCGTTGGTGCCCAGTACATTCTGTCTGATGAACAGTTTGGCTACACCGCTGCTGCTCAAGGTACGGTTACGCAAGCTACCAGCAAGTCGACCGCAGTCACGCTGAACAAGTCTGCTGGTCAAATCACCATGAACAACGCTGCGTTGGCAGGTGCAACCAACGTCACGTTTACTTTGAACAACTCGCTTATCAGCGCCAACGATATTATTATTTTGAATATCGCTGCTGGAGCTACTGCAGGTTCTTACAACTGCTGGGTATCTGGCTTGAGCGCAGGCGCGGTTACTATTACCGTGCGCAACATTTCTGGCGGTTCGCTGTCAGAAGCCGTAGTTATCAACTTTGCGCTGATTCACTGCGCATAAAACATAGGGGCTTCGGCCCCTATCTACCCTATGACAATTTATCTTCGACACGCTGTTCACGGCACCAAAGTCGCCAATATGGATTTGGAAGCCGAATTTGATGAACAAAACGGATGGGAGCGGTATAATCCCGACACGCCTTCGGCTCCCGAAGCAGCGGCGCCAGTCAACGAGCTGGAACCCAAACGTCGTCGTAGCCGCCCGCCTGCAGAGGTTGCGGCAGTAGAATAAGGAGCCTGCATGGCAACCGCTTTCGACCAGATCAAAGCAGCACTCCGGCTGATTGGCCAGCTGGCCGAAGGCGAAGAGCCTACACCGCAGGCTGCTCAAGATGCCTTGAACGCCATGAATCAGATGATTGATTCGTGGAATACTGAGCGTCTGGCTGTCTTTTGTACGGAAGACCAAGTCTTTCTTTGGCCGACCGACACCATTACCCGCACGCTGGGGCCAACCGGCGACTTTGTGGGCAATCGTCCTATTTTGATTGACGATGCAACGTACTTCCGCGATCCGCAGACTAACGTGTCTTACGGCATCAAGCTGATCAATCAGCAGCAGTACGACGGCATCGCGGTTAAGACCGTGACCAGCACCTACCCGCAGGTCATGTTCGTGAACAACACGTTCCCCGACATCACCATGACCGTCTATCCAAAGCCCACACGGCTTTTGGAGTGGCATTTTGTGTCGGTGCAGCAGCTGGATAAGCCAGCAACCCTGAACACCACCTTGTCCTTCCCGCCGGGCTATTTGCGGGCGTTCAAGTACAACTTGGCGATGGAAATTGCTAACGAGTTTGGTGTTGAGCCTATGCCGCAGGTCGTGCGGATTGCCATGACGTCCAAGCGTAATCTGAAGCGCATCAACAACCCAGATGACGTGATGTCCATGCCGTACTCGCTGGTTGCTACCCATCAGCGCTACAACATCTACGCAGGTAACTTCTGATGGAGGTTACTTTTCGTTCTCGCTGGTTTGAGTTCAACGTGCGCACTAAACGCATGTACTCGCCCGCGCTCGAAATCTTTTTGCCGCCCCAGTTAGCCGCCCGGTTTGGCGATTGGCTTTGGTCTACTGGCAAAGGCTTACGTAAGTTAGGTGCAACTAATCATGCCTAATGCTTTAGCGCCTGCGTCGCAAAATATGCTGGCTCAAGGTTTGCGCCTTACGCCGGAGTATTCCATTGCGCCTGAAGCTGAACTAGGCACATGGACTGCGGCAGACGAAAAAGCGTTTCAGAAAGGCATTCGCCAAACGCCGTGGTACTCGCAATTTGTCAAAAAATTTGGTGAAGCGCCAGATTTAAACTCAAAAGACTACAATTACCGCGCGGCGTGGAAAGCAGGTATGCGGCCAGAGTTTTATGAGTTTGACAAAGAAATGCAGCATTGGGGCAGCACTACGCCGCAGGGCAGAAGCGTTAAAGCTACTAATCATCCAACCGCTTGGATGGAAGATTACATGAACGTAACTGGGCGCGATCCGCATGACCCTGGGGCTATGACGCCGACGCAGATAGATGCTATACAGCGCGCGTTGGTATATCGATACGGCGGTAAAAAATGAAGACGCCCATTCTTGGCCAATCCTATGTGGCTCGCAGCGTCAACGCTGCGGATAGCCGCATGGTCAACCTGTACCCCGAAGCCACACCGGCGCCAGAGGGTAACGAGCCTGCGTACCTGAACCGGGCACCCGGCTTGCGTAAGCTGGCCACCGTCGGTACTGGCCCCATCCGTGGGCTGTGGGCTTACGGTGACTACGGCTACGCCGTGTCAGGCGCGCGTCTATACCGCATCGACACTAATTGGAACGTGACGCCAATCGGCGGCGTGTCGGGCACTGGCCCCGTGTCGATGGTCGACAACGGCACACAGCTCTTCATTGCGGCAAACCCTGACGGCTACATCTACGACGCGGCGACCGAGGCGTATGCTGAGATTACCGACGTAGATTTCCCAGGCGCGGTGACAGTCGGCTATTTGGATGGCTACTTCATCTTTCAGGAACCTAATTCAGACCGTTTCTGGACGTCTGAGCTGCTCGATGGCACTCAGATTGACCCGCTGAGTTTTGCCAGCGCAGAGGGTATGCCAGACCGGTTGGTGTCGCTGTTTGTCGACCATCGTGAGGTGTGGCTGTTCGGCACGCAATCCGTTGAGGTCTGGTACGACGCTGGCACAACGCCTTTCCCGCTGGCTCGCATCCAAGGTGCGGTCAACGAGCTGGGCTGCGCTGCGACGTACTCAGTTGCCAAGATGGACAACTCGCTGTTTTGGCTAGGGGCTGACGCCCGTGGCCAAGGCATCGTGTTTCGGGCGCAAGGTTATTCTGGCCAGCGGGTGTCCACCCACGCGGTCGAGTACGCTATCCAGAGCTATGGCACGATCTCAGACGCGATTGGATTTACCTACCAGCAGGACGGCCACTCGTTCTATGTGCTGACCTTCCCGACCGCCCAAAAGACGTGGGTGTTTGACATGGCTACCCAAGCCTGGCATGAGCGCGCCGGGTTTGCCAATGGTGAGTTCATTCGCCACCGCGCTAACTGCCAGATGTTTTTCAACAACGAAGTGGTGGTTGGCGACTTCCAGAATGGCAAGATTTACGCGTATGACTTGGACGTGTTCGCCGACGACAACCTGCCACAGAAGTGGCTGCGGTCATGGCGGGCGCTGCCAACCGGCCAAAACAATTTGAAGCGGACTGCCCAGCATACCTTGCAGCTGGAATGCGAAACAGGTGTGGGCATTGTGACTGGCCAAGGCAATGACCCGCAGGTCATGCTGCGCTGGTCAGACGATGGCGGCCACACTTGGTCGAACGAACACTGGACGGGCATGGGCAAGATCGGCAACTACGGCTATCGTGCCTTCTGGCGTCGTCTTGGCATGACGACTAAGCTGCGTGACCGCGTGTACGAGGTGTCGGGCACCGACCCCGTCAAGATCGCTATTATGGGTGCCGAACTTGTGTTGACCGGCACCAATGCCTAACCCAGATAACGAGCCACAACTACCCAAGAACCAGTCGCCAATTATTGACGACCGGACAGGGCTTGTCTCGCGGGATTGGTATCGGTTCTTCCTAAACCTGCTCAACAAGGCCAACACCGGCGGTGGCGGCGGATCAGGCACGGTCACCTCGGTCAACGTCTCCGGCGGCACCACGGGTCTGACAACCTCGGGCGGCCCAATCACAACATCAGGCACTATCACGATTGCAGGTACGCTGGACGTCGATAACGGCGGCACAGGAGCGACTACGGCGTCCGGTGCCCGCACAAACCTTGGGGCAGCTGCATCAGGTGCTAACAGCGACATCACGTCGATGTCAGGCATAACCGGCGGCATATCCACGCCTGACTTCATTCAGTTTGACACCACGGCTACCGTCACAGACGCCACCGGCAAGCTGTATTACGACAACGCGGATCAGTTCCAAACACTGGCTTTCCAGATGAATGGTGCGGTTATCCAGCATGTTGGAGAGTCGCAATATTACCGTGTCAAATGCTCTGGCAGTATTACTAAAGGCCAGGTAGTCATGTTTGCAGGCACGCTTGGCTCGTCGGGCGGCTTAGTGGGCGCTGCTGCTACTGGGTTAAGCCCTCTCCAAGCAGACTACGTACTAGGGTTGGCGGCAGAATCAGGCGTTAATAATGATTGGATTACTATCACCGCATTTGGTGAGGTTAAACAGCTTGACACCACGGGCGGCGCCGAAGTCTGGGCGCAGGGCGACGAGCTGTACTACAACCCGTTGGTTACTGGCGGTCTGACCAAGACTAAACCAACAACGCCAGCGGCTATTGTTAAAGTCGCTGCAGTAGTCAATGTAGGCGTGTCCAACGGCATTTTGTTTGTGCGCCCAACCTACGGGTCGGTGTTGGGTGGCACCGACGGCAACGTCAACTTTACTTCACTTGCGTCTGGCAATACGCTCATCTATGACGCCGTGGCAGGGGTGTGGGAAAACGCTAACCTGACGGACGGCACCGGAATCAGCATCACAGAAGGCCCAGGGTCGATTACGATCGCCAACACGGGGGTGACTAGCGCAATTGCCGGCACGGGTATCTCGGTGTCGTCTGCCACAGGTGATGTGACGTTTACCAATACAGCGCCAGATCAGACGGTGTCGCTGACTGGCGGCACGGGTATCAGCACATCAGGCACGTATCCCAACTTTACGATCACCAACACCCTGCCTGACCAGACAGTGTCGCTGACAGCCGGCACGGGCATTAGCACGTCCGGCACTTACCCTAACTTTACGATTACCAATACGGCACCTGATCAGGTAGTGTCGTTGACAGGCGCAGGCACGACCAGTGTCACAGGTACGTACCCGAACTTTACGATTACATCCAACGACCAGTACGTCGGCACGGTCACCAGTGTGTCTGGCACCGGTACGGTCAACGGCATTAGCCTGTCCGGCACGGTGACATCCAGTGGCAGCCTGACGCTGGGCGGCACGCTGACAGGCGTAGATTTGACGTCGCAGGTAACGGGCACGCTGCCAATTGCCAACGGCGGTACAGGTCAGACGACTGCGAGCGCAGCATTCAACGCCTTGTCGCCGGTCACCAGCACGGGCGACCTGATTATTGGCAACGGCGCTAATAGTTCGACACGCCTGCCAATTGGGGCGAATACGTATGTCCTGACATCGAATGGCACGACAGCCACTTGGGCACTGCCGACCGGCTCGGGCGCAACAATTACGAATGACACCACAACATCCACCAACGTCTACCCGACGTTTGCAGCTGCGACCTCTGGCGCGCTGTCGACCATCTATACCAGCAACGCAAAACTACTATACAAACCTAGCACGGGTGAATTAACATCCACGGCAGTGGTGGCATCAAATGGCATATTTGTTAATAATTTAACTATTAGCACCAGCTATACGATTGCCACGGGCACGTCCGGCATGTCGGCAGGGCCAATTACGGTGGCAAGTGGCGTAACGGTAACGGTGGCCAGTGGGTCACGATGGGTGGTAGCGTAGCCACCAAAGTATTTTTTTACCGCGTATAAATTGCGGAAGGAGTTTGTATATGGTTTGGCCTATTGCAGCAGCGATTGTTGGAAGCTCACTAATTGGCGGATACGCTGCAAATCGCGCGGCTAAAGCACAATCGCAAGCCGCAGATCGTGCAACTGAAGCTCAAGAGCGCATGTTCAATCGTCAGGTTGAATTGCAGGAGCCGTTTCGGCAAGCGGGCGTCAATGCGTTGCCAGAACTGATTGAAGCGTCTCGCTACACGCCGTTTAGCATGGAGCAGTTTCAGCAAGACCCTGGCTACGCGTTTCGTATGCGCGAGGGTTTGAAAGCGCTAGATCGTTCAGCTGCTGCACGCGGCGGTCTGTTGTCAGGTAACCAGCTGCGCGGTGTCACCCAGTTTGGTCAAGAGTTAGGCTCACAAGAATACACCAACGCATTTAACCGCTATCAGGCTGAACGTGCTGCTCGCTTGAACCCGCTGCAAAGTTTGACTGGTATGGGCCAAAGCACTGCTGCAAATGTGGCGGGGCAAGCCGGTCAGTTAGGGCAAGCGCAGGCGCAAAACGCAATTAACCAGGGTAATATCCGCGCGTCAAGTTACATGGGTATGGCTAACGCGTTGGCAGGGGGTATTGGTCAAGGATTAAATTACTACCAAAATCAACAGATGATGGATAAGTTTTTTCCGAGTTATGTGAATTCACCACAATTTCAAGCTGACGTAAGTAGTTTTCAAGGTGTGCCGGGTATGGGGGGTTAATTATGGCCACTATTGACTACACCATTCCAGGGCAATTTAAAGGCGTTCAAATTGAACCGCCAGAAAATGCTATGGCGCGCGCTATGCAGCTGCGCGGCATGCAAGAAGCTTCGCAACTTAACGCCTTGAAGATGCAAGAGTATCAGCAAGACGTAATGGAAAAAAACGAGCTTGCCAAGATATACGCTAACCCTAACTTAAAGTACGGCTCGCCAGAGTTTTTTTCTGAGGTTTCTCGTCGCGCGCCGCGATATTTTGAGAAGATTGCTACTGGCGAAGTACAGCGTCAAACTGCGTTGTCGACACAAGCCACGCGAGAACAACAACGCCAAGAAGCAGAACAAAAACAACGGCTTGCTAAACGTGAGTTTGGTCTACGCAAGATTGCTGGCGCTAAAGATTACCAAAGCGCCGTAAGTTTGATTGAGCGAGGTGTGCGAACCGGTGAGGTTGACCGTGAAGAAGCTGACGATATGTTGGGTCAGCTTCATGCAACCGGCCCTAACACAGACATGGCTGAGTTCAGAAGTAATGTGCTGACTAACCTGTTGCCGGCGGACAAAGCGTTGACTGCTCCATACGACATCGAAAAAGCCGGGTTAGGGGTTAGCGCAGAAAAACAAAAGTTAGAAGCCGAAAAATTTGATTTTGAGACTAAACAGCTAGACGCGCGGCAAAAACAATTTGATAGAGTCTACCCACCGTTGCTAATTAAATCCGCAGACGATGTAAAAGCGCGGGTTATCGCAGCAGATGCTGACCCTATATTGGGTCCAGTGCTGCGACGTTTTGGAACCCTTGAGCAAAACATCGCCCGTGAAGTTGCGGATTTTAACCAAGACAAATTAGGCTACATAAAACGGCAAATTAACGTGCCTGCAGTCGAAATTCTAAAAGCCGCAGAAGAAAAAGATAAAGAAGCGTATGAAGATTATAAGCTTAAAGAAGTTTTGGCTGGTCGTGAATATGTAGACCTGCCCACATTCTTGGCGTCTAGAACCGCAAAACCTGCTGCCGCACCGGTAGAAGCTGCAGCAGCTGCGCCGTCGCCAGACGCGGCAGCGGTAGTGCCTACCGCCGCGCCAGCGCCAAAATCGGTCGATACATCGGCCACAGTTACGCCTTCAGGCACCGGCGAAACAAAAGCGCTTGCGCCTGTACCTGTGGAAGCAGGGCGTGAAGGATTTGATTTTATGGATCCGACAGCGGAGCGGCTGTATAAATACGCAACCACAATTAAAGATTCAACTAGAGCTGCGAGCGTTCGCGCGATAGCGAAAGAAATTCAAGACGCGCACGTAAAGTCGCTTGAGGCTAAACGTAAAGAAGGCGATTTTAGCGCCGACTATCAAGATGTCATACTGGCGCGCAAAAAAGTGCAAGCACTTAAAAAGATGCCGCCCACGCCTGAGATTTTGGAAGAAATAAACGACCTCTTAGATATGATAAGAGTATCTAAGCAGGGTAAAGGCACTAAAGTTAATGTGGGTGTTAAATTACCTGAAGCCGTAAAAGCGGTAGATCAAAAATACGCGCAAGATTACCTTGATTGGGTACAAGGTGGGGGTAGCGACGCGGCTGCAAATGCTGCGCAAATTAAGTCAGTGCTTGATCGTTTTGCTGCGGGCGAGGTTTTGTCCGGCCCCTCAATCGGTATGGCACCAGATTTCTTTAACGCTTTGGTTAACCCACAAGCTCTGGGCGCTAAGCAGCAAATTGAAGAAGTTGTACAACGCAATTTGCGGGCTGTTTTAGGCGCGCAATTTACTCAGGTAGAGGGCGAACGTTTAATTTCGCGTGCTTTTGATGCGCGGCTTAAACCGCAAGAAAACGCCAAACGTTTGCGTAAGTTGTTTATGCAGATTCAAACTGCTGCGCAGCAAAAACAAGCAATGGCCGAATACTACGAAAAAAACGAGACGCTTCGTGGGTTTAGGGGCAAAGCGCCGAACATTAATGATTTTTACAATGTGTTAACCGCGCCAGACACGGCACCTAAAGGTTCCGTCGACGTTAGAGGGCCAGATGGAAAAATGTATCGTTTTCCAGATCAAAACTCAGCAAACGCGTTCAAAAAAGAACACGGCATTAAGGATTAGCTATGGCAGATCTTTCAGAATCCGCTAAAAAATACGGCGGGGTGGTTGTTGAGCCTGAAAGCGGCGCCCAAGATTTTGCCGCTTCTGCCGCTAAATACGGCGGTCGAGATATCGCAGAAGAAGGTTTGCCGCTGCCTCGTCGGCAGTACGGTTTTGGGGAAGCACTGTATGAAGCCCCATTTAGTGCGCCGGCAGACGTACTAAAACAACTTTCTGGGTTAAAAGAAGTTGTTACTCACCCAATAGATACAATTAAAGGGCTGTTTAAAGCTGCAGCTGGCGCGACTGCTTTGGCTGCGCCTGGATATACTAAAGCAATTATAAACGTGCTGGGCACTGACCCTGCAACAGTTAAAGAAGCCACGGACGCTGCAAGAGCCATTGGTGGGGATTACGCAGATAAATATGGCAGTTGGGAATCTATTAAGCGCACTTTGGCGGAGCAACCCGTAACTGGGCTATCCGATCTATCGTTGCTGTTTAGTGGTATTGGCGCGCCATTTAGCGTCGGTGCCCGTGTTGCTAGTGGCGCTCCAGCAATATCCGCGCCGTTAGCTAAAACTGCTGCTACATTTCAAACCGCCGCCCGGCGCACAGACCCGTTTTCTGCTATCGCCCCAATAGTTGAAACCGGCGGCAAAACTTTGGGGGCGACAACAAACTATTTGGGCCGCGTAGCCAACCCTAAATTTTCTGCGTTAATAGACGCATCAGAAGGGCGCGGACAAGAGATAATTAATGCTTTGCGCAATTACGATGAATACGTTGCTGGCGGCATGCCTACAGCAGGTATTGCAGCGTCGCCTGCAGGCGCTACTAAATATTCTGCGCTTCAAGCTGAAGTCCAACGCGGTATGCCAACTGAATATTATGAACGCCAAGCAGCTAACGCAGCCGCGCGTAAAAAAGCGCTTGGCGGTATAGCGCAAGATGAAGCCGCGCTGCAAGCTGCTGAAAACGCGCGTCAGGCGGCAACTAGACCGCTATACGGTAAAGCTGACAAACAAATTATTTTGGCTGACGACACACTAAACACGCTACTGGAACGCCCTTCAATGGAAAAAGCATTGGCGCGCGCTAAACAGTTAGCTAGTGAGCGTAATGAGCAATTTCAAATAGGCAAGAACGTACCTGAACAAAAAGTTGGCTCAGCCATCGTTGATGTGAACGGCGCGCCGCTTGACGTTAAGACTGTACCTGCGGAATACGCCAAGTTTAATGGTAAAAGCTTGCACTATCTCAAGCTGGCTATGGATGACCTCATTAAAGACCCAAAGACTTTTGGTCTGGGTACTAATGAGATCGCCGCGATTAAAAACACCCGCGCCGAATTTTTAAAATGGTTTGAGGGTAAATCCGAAAGTTACGGCGCGGCTAGAGCGGCGTACACTGAGTTAAGTAAGCCGATTAACATTATGCAGGTCGGGCAATATTTGGAAGGTAAATTATTGCCTGTCATAAATACTTCGGCGGGAGAACGCGCAGGCGTTTTTTCGCAAGCATTAAAAGAAGCCCCCACCACACTAAAACGTTCTACTGGGCAAAGCCGATTCCAGCAGCTGTCAGAGATTTTAACGCCTGATCAAGTAAAAGTTGTTGAAGGTATTCGTAAAGATTTGGCTCGCGAAGCTGAATTTAAAGCGCAAGCCGCAGCAGGCGGCAAATCTGGTAAAGCTGTGCCGGCTGCTGAACTGACAAAATCCCCCGCATTTTTTAGTAAGCTGGCTACGCTTGCCAATACAATTATTGATCGCTTGCAAGGTAAAATTAACGAGAAAGTTGCTTTGGAGTTAGCAGCTGAAATGCTCGACCCTAAATTGGCCGCCGATGTACTTGAAAAAGCAATGGCGCGGCAAGCTAAAGGTGAGAGGTTAGCAGACCCGTTTCAACGTGCTGGACGCGGCGCCTCGCGTATGATGCGTGGCGATACTGGTTTAGGTTTGCGCTCGCCGTTGACTTTGGGTGGAGTGCAAGTTACTAATGCACTTGCAGCAGAGAACCAGAACAATCTTAATCGTAGGTGATAAATGGCATCCCTAACCCCAACACCCAAGCAGCAGTTTTTCGACGCTAACGGCAACCCGCTGGTTGCCGGTAAGGTCTACACCTACGCCGGCGGCACGACGACGCCCATTGCGACGTACACCGACCAGACTGGTGCGACTGCCAACACGAACCCGATCATTCTTGACTCGCGCGGCATGGCCAACATCTGGCTGCAGCCAACCGTCGCGTACAAGTTCCTAATCACCGACGAGAACGACGTAACGCAATACACCACGGACAATATCCTGGTGCCCGTGGACAACCTGTCGTTCGCTTCGCCCCCGCCGATTGGTGACGTGGCGCCTAACACCGGCGCGTTCACGACCCTCTCAGCCACGCTGGATGTCACCTTCTCCGGCACGGGTTACGTCCAGATGCCCGTGGGTGCCACGACTGACAGGCCAGGCACGCCAGCCGAAGGCATGTTGCGCTACAACAGCACGCTGGATGTCTTTGAGGGGTTTAGCAACAACCAATGGGGTCAGGTAGGCGGCGCGGCAGGTGCGACAGGCGGCGGTAACGACGAGGTGTTTTACGAGAATGACCAGACGGTCACGATCAGCTATACAATCCCGTCAACCAAGAACGCCATGACGACCGGCCCGATCACGCTGGGCGCTGGCTTTGTGGGTGATGGCAGTATTGCAGGCACGACTCTGACGATTGCCACTGCCACGTCCGGCGCTGTTGGCGTAGGGTCGGTGATTGTCGGTTCCGGCATTACGACGGGTACAACCATCACGGCGCTGGGCACTGGCACCGGCGGTGTGGGCACCTACGAGGTTGACATCTCGCAGTCTGCGTCGTTCACGGCTATTACCGCACCGGTGATTGTCACCGTCTCGTCCGGCGCTCGGTGGGTGGTCTTGTGACTTTTTAAGGATAAATTATGGCTTCTTTAGTTCTCTCAGGCGACACCAGCGGATCGATTACGGTATCGGCTCCTGCGGTTGCAGGGTCAAATACGCAGACGTTGGTAGCAACCACAGGTACGCTGGCTCCGATTGTGTCGGGTACGGCGGTTGCGTCTACCAGCGGAACCAGCATTGACTTTACGTCGATCCCCAGCTGGGTAAAACGCATTACGGTGATGTTTAGCCAAGTTAGTACAAGCGGATCTTCAGCGTTAGCAATGCGTTTAGCTGGTAGCGGAGGAGTTGAGGCAACAGGATACCTTAGCGCATCTGGAGGAGCTACTTCTGGCGGTGCTGGTAATGCAGCATCTTCTACTACAGGTTTTAGGTTAGGTGGAAATTATGCATCAAACTTATCTTGGGATGGAAGTATAACGTTAAGTTTATTAAACTCAGCTTCAAATATTTGGGTTATTAGTGGTGTTTTAATCAGTGATGCTGGAACTGTTCAAATGTATGCTAGCGCCGGTACAAAAACTATAACTGGAGCATTGACACAAGTTCGTATTACCACTGACGGCGGAACAGACACCTTCGACGCTGGCACAATCAACATCCTTTATGAATGAGGTAGATCATGGCTGGAACTGTTGTAGCAGATACATTTCAAAGCAGCATTACAGGTACACCGCCGCAATTTAATGATGGTGTTGGTACGCAAATTGGTACGTTGTGCCGCGCGTGGGTGAACTTTGACGGAACAGGAACGGTAGCTATCCGAGCAAGTTTTAATGTGTCGAGTATTACGGATGGCGGCATTGGCACGTATACAGTTAATTTTACTAATGCGTTGACTGATGCGAATTACTGTGTTTCTTTGTCTAGTGATACAAACGCAAGCGGCGGATTAAATACTTTTTCTGCGGGGGCACCCACTACAAGTAATGTTCCTGTATACACATATGGAGTCGCTGGCGGTGGGGCAGGAGCATACAGAGACACCTCTAGAGTTTATGTAGCCATTTTCCGCTAAAGGACAACCATGAAAAGAATCCTTTTCCCTAACGACGATGGCGGTGTTGCTATCATCATCCCGACTGAATCGCTTGATCTGGCGATGAAAGACATCCCGTCCGGCAAGCCGTACTTAATCGTTGACGCTGCTGACATTCCGGCTGACCGTGAGTTCCGCAATGCGTGGACGGCTGACTTTACTGATGCAAAGGTGAAAGCATGATAGTCATCGACATTGACAAGGCCAAAGCCATCACCAAAGATCGGCTTCGTGCTGAACGTGCCCCGCTGCTTGCAGCGCTTGATGTGGCATTCCAACGCGCGCTGGAGTCGGGTAGCGACACGGCTGCGATTGTCGCTGAGAAGCAGCGGCTGCGTGACATTACTAACCTGGTAGATACCTGCACGACTACGGATGAATTGAGGAGCCTGACATGCCAGTAACGATCAATGGTAGCGCAGGGGTTACCACCAACACAGGTGCTGTGTATGACAGCTTGCAGAGAGCCACAGCGGTTGCCTCGACATCGGGTACGTCGATTGACTTCACATCGATCCCAAGCTGGGTAAAGCGGATTACGGTGATGTTGAGCGGCGTTAGCACAAGCGGAACTAGCCCGATAATTATTCGTATTGGCGATTCTGGTGGTATTTCTGCTACTGGATACACTACAGGTTATGCTGAAGCAATTAACGTAAGTAATACTGCTGCGGCAAATCCGACTACAGGGTTTCAATTACATTCCGCAAATGCGTCAACTAGAGAAACTGAAGCGGGCGTAACTATTACTAATGTTAGCAGTAATTTATGGCTTGCTTTCGGCGTATCTACATTTTCAGACTATCCGTCGGGTACAGTCGTAAGCGGTTCTAAGTCACTTTCTAGTGCGCTAACCCAAGTCCGCATCACCACAGTCAACGGCACAGACACTTTCGACGCTGGTACGATCAATATCATTTATGAGTGACGCATGGATTCGCAAGTTCTTTTCAATATCGCGGTGGCGATCGCGGGTTTTTTCGGCGGCTGGGTGTTGAACAACATCCACCGCTCGATCGACCGGTTGGACACCGACGTGCGGGCGCTGCCGCACACCTATGTGACCCGCGAGGATTACAAGGAAGACATCCGTGATGTCCGCGACATGCTGACCAAAATCTTCGACAAGCTCGACAACAAGCAGGACAAGTAACCACAGGAGGTACTATGAAAGGTTTTATCCTTGCAAGAGCCAAAGAGCCATCCACATGGCGCGGTTTCTTTCTGTTTCTGGCTGCCGCTGGCGTGCCTATCGCACCCCAAATGGCTGACGCCATCATCGCCACTGGCCTGGCAGTCGCCGGTCTGATCGGCGTCGTCACACCCGACAAGAAGTGAAAGAGAACTTCGACGCAGCGTTAAAAGCCGTCCTGAAGCATGAAGGGGGTTACGTTCATCACAAACTTGACCCAGGCGGCATGACCAACCTTGGCGTGACCAAACGGGTGTGGGAAGCATGGGTCAAAAAAGCTGTTGGCGAAAAAGAGATGCGCGCCTTGACGCCAGCGATGGTAGCGCCCCTCTACAAGAAACAGTATTGGGATGCGGTCAAGGCCGACGAGCTGCCAACCGGCCTCGACTATCTGATGTTCGACTTCGCGGTGAACGCTGGCCCTGGCCGCGCCATCCAGACCATGCAGAAAGCCCTTGGCACCAAGCCTGACGGTGTCATCGGCCCCAAGACGCTACAAGCCTTGAAGGCATCTGACCCGACGGATTTGATTGCCAAGTTCAGCATGGAGAAAGAGTTGTTTTATAAAGCCTTGCCGACGTTTGCGACCTTCGGCAAGGGCTGGCTGCGCCGGGTGGACGAGACCAAGTCACATGCGGTGACGATGCTGGCGTAACTGCCGGCAGACTTCCCGGTCGCGCGTTGACATGTCAGGCGCGATTTCGGCCACACCGCACTCAGCAGGCGTAGGGCGGCGCTCTTCAGGAATAAAAAGCGCCAGAAAGCCGACAGTCGCCACCACGATAGCGGCGTAGTAGATGAGGACAAGCTCTTTCATACGCTCAAGAGCCGACCCAAGAACTTCACCACCGGCGACTCGTAGCGCACCGGCACGCCCAGCATGATGTCTTGCACGAACCGCTCTTCAGGCGTTGCCGGCTTCTGGTAGAGCTGCGGCGTGTAGTGCGCGCCGATCTTAGGGGGTTCCTCACGAATAAAATATCCATCACGAAGCATCTTCTTTCCTCCTGTCTTCATTTGCACGGCGCGCGTCAACGCCTTTCTTTTTTATCAACGCTGCCTCGTCCTTAGTATAAATTGATTTGCCTACCTGAACGTTGCCGGCAATCCACACCTCGGCTGTGTAGGCATTACTCTTGCATGAATCGCACTTGCGCTGGCGTCGGATGCCGCCTGGCTGCTGCGCTGTATTGACAACGTACGTACGGGAACCACAATGCTGACATTTCACGGTTTGATGGCTCCTGACATGATCTCGATCCGTTCACGGGCGTCACGCAGCGCACAGTAGCGCTGGTGCAGGCGCTGCAGGTGCGAGGCGCGGCGCTCATGCAGCTGCTCCTGCGTTAGCATGGCGAACACCTCCTCCTCAGTGAGCGACGCGAGCTTATCGTTTAGGGCTCGCCAGCTTATCTTTTTCATCTTCAATCCTTTGTTCTATCTCGGCGACCTTCTCGACCGCCCGCTCAAATGCTCTGGCCATCTGGTTTAGTTCCTTCTGGCGTATGCGCTCCTCTGCCCGTGCAGCCGGCAGTTTGGCTTTCCAGTAGTCAATTCTTTTCACGTTGTTCGGCCTCCAGTTCACGCAGATCATTGGCGACATCTGAGACGCCGTGCCAGTCGGATCTAGCGATCATGACGTGCAGATAGTCGATCAGAATCTCGCGCTGCGTTTCGTATTTGGTGAAGTCAGTCATTTTGTTGCCTCCTTGGGTTTGTTAAATTTTGCCATTGGTATGACACGTTTGCTGCCGTCCAGCATCTCGATATGCACGAAGCCTTGCGAGCCCGCCCAGCAGCCGTAATACGCGCGGTTTAGACCGTCGATGTCGAAGGCCATCTTCATGCCGTAGCACCAGCTAGGCCGATCTTGGGTCAAGACCGTCTGCACATGAACGTCGTCGTAGGTCAGGTACGCAGGCTCGGCTGCGAACGCAGGCGCTGCCAACAATAAAAGTAGGTATCTCATTTCAGTGCCTCCATCGCTATGTCGGAAATTGCTCGTTTGTCGTGCAGGGCTGCGTAGATCTTTTCGTCAACTGTCTTTTCGGCGAGTAGGATATAAACCCAGACGCTATGCAGCTGTCCTGAACGGTGCAGCCGTCCAACCGTTTGCTCGTACAACTCCAAGCTCCACGGCAACGACAGAAATACCATGTGGCTTCCCCCGTGCTGTAGATTAAGGCCATGTCCTGCGGACTTAGGATGGACGGCAAGGAGTTCGATTTGTCCGGCGTTCCATCGCTCAATTGCTCGGTCGTCGTCGAGGGTGGCAAGCTTCGGATAACGGCGACGAAGTTCTGCCACCTCTTCCTGAAACTGGTAAACCAGTAGGGTGTTCGCATGTTGGTTCTCCTCCAGTAGTTCGTCCAATCGATCAAACTTGTGGCTACTAAACCAAACAGCCTCCTTGCTGCTGATGAATTTACCCGCCACGTCCGACGCCACGCGGCTGCTGTCGTACACAAAGCCTGACGCCATCTGTTGCAGCTTGCTCGTCACAGCGGCCGCGTTCGCCGCCAGCACCTCGGCGGTAGGGAACCGCACCACGAAGTCTTTCTTCATCTTTTCGTATGGCGCGCGGTCATCCAGCTGGCAACGCAGCTCGACCACATGGCACTCGGGCAGCTTGTCGCGGTACTCGCCTGGCTCCAAGACGTAGGTGGCCGGCTTGATGCGCTCCATGACCAGTGGCAGGGCACCAGGGCGTGGCAGCCACTCGCCGAAATCGCGGTTCATACAGACGAAGTACTGTTGCAGAAAGGCACCCTTGGCGCGGCCCAGCAGCTTCTCGTCGACGATCTTGCACTGGCCGAACACGTCTTCCAGTCCGTTACTAGTGAACGACCCGGTCAGACCCCAGCGTATCTTGAACTGATCGATGATCTTGTGCAGCGCCTTAAAGCGTGTGCCTGACGGGTTCTTCAATTTAGTTAGCTCGTCAAACACGATGGCGTCGAACGATGACAGATCCTGCTCAGCCAGCCATTGAATGTTGTCGTAGTTGGTCGCCACAATATGCGCGTCAGAATCCAGCGCCTCGCCCCGACTGCGCGGTGTGCCGACTGCTGTTCTGCAGTGCAGCTCCAGCGCCCACTTGCGTGCTTCGATGGGCCAGACGTCGGTACAGACGCGCTTGGGCGCTAACACCAGAAAGCGAGACGCGTAGCCGTCCTTGACCATCGCCTGCATGGCCGTCAAGGTGATCGCCGTCTTGCCTGCGCCCACGGGGGCTAAGATCATCGCCCGGTCACGCTCGTACAGGAAGTCAGCTGCTTCGTCCTGATACGGTCTAAGCTGCATCGCTGCCTCTAGCGCGGATGGCGTCAGCCAAAAACTCGGCCATGATGTAGCCGCCCGACTCGTACTGGCCTACAGGCGCTGCCGGATCATCGATTGGGTTCTTGTGCGCGTCGCACAACGCGGCGCACGCCTCGCGCTCTACTGCCGCGATCAAGGAAACAAACTTCAACAACTCATCTGACCCAAACTTATAGGAGTCATCTTTAAAATGCTCTAACCGCCAAGCTAAATGTTGAGCATCTTGCCCATTCATATCCCCGCCTATGGCGTCAATTGCCATGCGGATAACGTCATCTCTGCTTAATCCACTCATCAATCATCTCCGTTGACCATAAACAGGCGTAGTTTTGTTTCAATCGCAGCACGTCGTTGCGAAATATCTTTTGCAGCTCAGACAAGCGCCCCTTGGCGGCTTTCAGCTCCACAAACCATGTGGATCCATCAGGCATACAGGCTAAGCGGTCACTAACCCCGCGTTGTGTGACAGACTTGAACTTGTACGTCTTGCCGCCAGCTCGCTCGACTGCCCAGACAAAATAATTTTCGATTTCACTTTCACGCATGGCCGAAATATAAGGCATCAAAAAGTATTTGACAAGGATTATTTTAGGGTCTACAGTCGAGGCTCAATCACACAACGGAGGTAAGGTATGAAAGCGTTTCCAAACGGGATGATTACAGATGACAGAGGTGTAGTTGTTAGCAGTCAGCCGGGCATGGACTTGCGCGATTATTTCGCGGCGAAGGCGATGCAACAATTTATGCCGATGGTGTCAGATGACCCTAGAATTCTTATGCGGCTTGATTTTGACATAGCAAATCTGTCATACCAAATGGCTGATGCAATGATGAAAGCGAGGGCGTAATGGAACACTCTAACGTCGTCGGCGGCTCGACCGCCAAGCGCGTCATCAACTGCCCAGCATCGGTCAAGCTAGTGCAGAAGATGCCGCCCAAGCCATCAAGCGAACACGCAGACCGTGGCACACTGTTGCACAACGTCATCGCTGAGCTCTTGGAGTTCGACAAGAAGCCAGAGCAGTGCATCGGCGCGCAGTACAAAGATCAGGTTCTGACACAGGAGTTACTCGATGAGAAGATTATTCCCGCTTTGGAAGCACTCGATGAAGTCGACCCCGACAAGACGATGGAATACATGGTGGAAACCCGAGTATCCTTTGGCGATTTTTTGCCTGGTGTCTTTGGCAGCACTGACTTACTTGGGCGTAAAGGTAAACGCGCGGTCGTTCTTGATTGGAAATTTGGCGATGGCGTATCTGTGGATGCTGTGGAAAATCCTCAACTCCTGTTTTACGCCGCCGCCGCGATGAGAACACCTGCAGCGCAATGGATCTTTGAGGGCGCTGACGAGATCGAGTGCATCATCGTGCAACCCCCGATGGTACGCCGCTGGGTCACGACGCCTGCGCGTATCAAAGAGTTCGAGCAAGAGCTGCTGTACGCCGTGCGCCTGTCGTCATGGCCAGAGCCACCCATGCAAGAGGGCGACCACTGCCGCTGGTGCGCAGCCAAGCCCATCTGCCCACGCATGAACGGTGCGGTCGAGCGTGCGTTGAAGGCCAAACTGATCGAGATGCCAGCGCAGCAGATCGCTGCACAATTGCGTCAGGCTGACATGATCGAGAGCTACATCACCGACCTGAGGGCGCTGGCGTTTGAGATGCTGCAAAACGGTGTTGACGTGCCAGGCTACAAGTTGGTCGCCAAGCAAGCGCGGCGCCAGTGGGTGGACAAGGCGAAGATCGAAGCGTGGGCAGACGCCAACGGTATCGAAGACGCGTACGAGCCGCCGACAATTAAATCGCCGGCGCAGCTTGAGAAAGTCTTGAAAAAGGCTAAAATAGAATTTCCCGCTGACATGGTCGTATCTGTGTCATCGGGGGATACGTTGGCACCGGATTCCGATCCGAGGCCAGCGGTACTGCAAATCGGGAAGCAATTGACCGCTGCCCTTTCTAAAATCCAATAGGAGTACAGTAATGTCCAATATCGTTAATTTCAAAGGCGCTAACCTGCCTGCCGTTTCTTCCCTCTCCACCGCACTGCGCACGCTCGAAACCGAGGTCGGCCCAGCGGGTTCTGTCATCATCAAAATGGACAAGACCGGGCACTGGGTGTTCGGTGCTGACCAGACTGAAGTCGAGGATGATGCGACTTGGGCGGTTAATCCATTCTCGTTCATTCACGGCTACATCGCGTGGGGTGAAGGCGAGGTGCTGGGTGAGAAGATGGTGTCGGTGTCCGAGCCGCTGCCAGAGATGGAAGCAGCACCACCCAACGCCAAGCGCGGTTGGGAAGCGCAAGTCGGCATGTCGTTGAAGTGCATTTCCGGTTCTGACAAGGACATGGAAGCGCGCTACACAGTGACGTCCGTCGGTGGCAAGCGTGCTGTTCAGCAGCTCGCGATTGCGATTGCCGAGCAAGTTGAGAAGGATCAGTCCAAGCCCGTGCCTGTCGTGCGTCTGAAGAAAGACCACTACACGCACAAGTCCTACGGTCGCATCTACACGCCGGTCTTTGAGGTCGTCGAGTGGGTCGGCATGGACGGCAAGGCTGACGAGCCAGAAGCTGTCGAGGCACCTGCAGCCGAAGCAGCACCAGCAGGCCGTCGTCGTCGCGGCTAAGTAGCACGGGGGAAAAGACGGATGCTGTGTGCGCCGCGCCGGTAACTAACCGGATGCAATGCGGCATAGACGCAGTCGAAGTACCCCACCCTTTCAATGGCACCGGTTATCTAGACATCAGGTTCTTCCTTGGTCGGTTCGACCTGATGTGGGCCGGATAACCGGGGCCACCCTCTCAGAATAAAAACCATGTCCATACTTTGGCTCGACTTCGAGACGCGCAGTCGCTGCGATCTCACCACCAAGGGGGTTTACAACTATGCACAAGATGCAAGCACGGATGTACTGTGTATGTCCTACGCGTTTGACGACGATGACGTTGTCACCTGGACTCCCGATCAGCCGTTCCCTGAAGCCGTACGGCATCACAAGGGGCGAATCTACGCTCATAACGCCGCGTTCGAGCGCCTTATTTTCTGGTACGTCCTACAAGTTAATTTCGATCTCACGCAGTTCTACTGCACCGCGACACAAGCGCGTGCTAACTGCTTGCCTGGGTCTCTCGAAGACGTCGGACGAGCCATCAGCAGCAACATGCGCAAAGATCATCGAGGAAGTCAACTCATCCGAGCTTTATCAATACCTCGCGCTGACGGCACCTTCAATAACGATCCTGCGCTGATGGCCGAACTAATTCGCTACTGCGAGCAGGACGTCAGAGCCATGCGCGCTATCAGCCAGGCTATGCGCCCGCTGTCCGATGAAGAGCTTGCCGACTACCATGTGAACGAGCGCATCAACGACCGGGGCGTGCTGCTTGACTTGCCACTGGCAAAAGCTGCGATTCGCTACGCGTCGGTCGAGCTGGAGGAGATCGAGACGTTGGTCGCCGAGCTGACCGAGGGCGAGATCAAGTCGGTCAGAAGTCCGAAGATGAAGCAGTGGGTCATCGACAGGGTCGGCCCGCAGGCGCTCAAGATGATGGAGGTGTACAAGGATGGTGAGCAGAAGTATTCTATCGACAAGTCAGTACGCGCCAACCTGTTAGTTTTTGCCGAGGAAAACCCCGATGAGATTCCGACCACT